CGAATGTGGCTTGGCCGTAAGCAGTCTGGAGTTGCTGGAGCGAGAACGGCCATGTCGTCCCGCCGTTGTTGTAGTAGTAACCGTTGATCCCGGTGGATGCGCCGGAGCCGATCGCGGATCGCGTGATCCCGCCGTAGGTCGCGTAGTTGGTGCCGTCGTCGTAACCCGCGAGGATGCCGTCGAGAGCGATCACGCTGGACTGGGTGCCTTGGCCGTCCTTGTAGAAATCCTGAATGAGGGCTTGAGCGAGGGCTTGCTCCGCGTTGACCATCTTCGGCTCGATGAAATTCATCACCGCTTCCTCGCCACGGTTGAGGGGGAGCTGGGTGCCTTGGAGGGTAATATTCGAGTAGTAATATTTTGGGTTGAAATACATCGCCGTTTGAGTCTCGACATAGGAGATGTCGAACACCGATCCCGGTGCGAACGGGCCTGCCTTCAGCGGGGCGTATTGAAAGGGGACCTGAATCTGCACGCCGCCGTCGAAGTCTTTTTCGCAGATACCTTTGAAGACTTTGACGAAGACAGGAGAAATCTTGAAATAATTATCGGTGAAGCGTTTGCTAATGAAATTCACGGTTACTGCCGACACGTCTCCGTATGTTAACGCCATAGTTACTACCTCGCTTGAGCGGTCTTGTATTCACGCGAGGAGTTGAGGGAAATTATCTTCGCCTTCATCTCTTCGCGTGCGGCTAAAACTTGCGGTGTTACTTTATGTCCTCTCGCTCCCTGCTTTTTTAGGGCACGATAGGCTAGGCCAACTTCTGCCTGATCTCTCTTCATGATCATGTAGGGGAGGCAATGCTGTAAGGCCTTAAATTCTGCGAGGGATAGTTTAGCGTTTGGCATAGTGCGTCGATTGTGCTAGCTTGCTTCCGCTTCGACTCCCCCTTCCCGAGATTCCCGAGCCTCTTTAATCCGCCGCAATTTATCAGCGAACGTGGTGATGTGATTATCAGTTCCGCCATCCCCTCGCATCTTCCGAATCAACTCCTGATTCGGGGCGAGCGCAGTCACTCCACTCCCGCCTCCTGCCACTCCTGCGCCATCCGCTGATTTCTTCTGCTTCACCCCATCCGCGATCCCAGCCGCGATCCGCGCCTCGACCCGCTTGTCCCGCACCATGTCGTCGTAGGCGGATTTGATGTCGCTGAACTTCCTCCCGGCTTGAGACTGCGTGTTGATGTAGTCGTTCACCTTCCCGAGGTCGAATGGCTCATTGGGGAATTCCCGCTCGTGCTGGTTGCGGATTTGGGTCATTTGATCGGCGTTGCGGAGGGTGGTTTCGAGGAGTTCGCCGCGATATTGGGGGAGCTTGTCGACGGTCACGACGTTCTTGGCGAACTCGCTGAACCGCGTGTTGAGGCTCTCGCTGAGCGCGGCTAACTGCTGATTGATCGCGCTGAGATCAACTGTAGATGAAGTAGTGGATGGAGGCGCTACAACCGTGGTTGTCGCGGTGACTGGCGGCTGGGCTTGAGCGATTGGTGGGGTAACTGGAAGCGGTTCGTCGCTCAGATATTCCTTCCGCATCGTCAACCCTTCCTCAAGCTGCTGCCGGGCTTTGTCATTCTTCAGCACAACTGCGCGGATCACCGCCTGCTCATCGGTTGAGAACAACCCGAGGAGGTCATCAATCGGGGACGTGGGAGTGGCCATTTGATTAACCCTTTCCTTCCGTTAGTTTGGACATAAACTTATGCTGGAACATCCGGACCCTTACCTTTCGCGCCGCCCGCGCCGCTTCCACTCGCGTCTGGCGGCGGTGGCGGAGGAGTGTCACCCGCTCCTGGCGTCCCGCCTTCCGCGCTCGGGCCGCCCTCTTTCAAAACTTCCTTCTTGTATCGCTCAGCGAGCATCATCATGTCGCTGATGATCTTTTTGCCGCTCTCGTCGCTCTCCAACTTATCCCACTTCTTGAACACCTCAAGGAGGGTGGTGAGAATTTGTTTCTTCTCCTCCATCCCTCCACCCGCACCCGCCGGACCCTCTCCCGGTTTGGGAGCGCCTGCGGGGGGTTTCGCGCCCATGGCCATTCCAGCCATGTTCTGGTAGATCGAAGGCGGGGCGCTGGCGGCGGCGGGCACTTAGTTGCGATTCTCCGGATAACCGGTTTTCGAGTCGGTTGAGGTCACAGTCCCCGGCCAGATGCTTGTGCCGCCGCGAATCTTATAGCCAAACGTCGCCATGTTCGCGGACTTGCTCAGGCCGATATCGGGCGGGGTCGAGCCGAAGGATTTCTCGCGGACGGCTTGACCTGTGGCCATTTGGGTTGCGACTTCTTTATCTTTGCCCTTTTTCTTCATCCTAATTACCTCAATTCGGAGAGTTGGCGGGGAGGGTTGGTTAGACGTGTGATAAGGGAGCCGACCCTCCGGTAAGCTCCCCTTATCAGAACTCAAGTGGAGCAAGGTCGAAATTACTTCCGACCGTGCTTGCGTCCACCCTTACGCTTTTTTCCACGACCTTTACGTCGGGCCATAGTCGCGCTCCTTTCGAAATAGGGATGCGGGGGTTTTACTAACGACGGCCTCCACCGGCGATACTCTAAACCGAGTATGAAGCGAGTATCTACGGATGGAATAAAAACGTGCAAGTAAGTTTCGAGACGTTATTAAATATATTTTCATGCCAGAAAGTGCGGTATATTGGTATCACAATATTGTGAGGTAGTATGAAATTCACATTGGCTTGTTTGAGATGTGAGCATCAATGGTTACGGAGGCATTTGAGGAAGTTGCCAAAGACGTGTCCGAAGTGCCGTTCGCCGTATTGGAATAAAGAACGCCAAAGGAAGAAAGTATGCGACTGATCGACGAATCTCACAAGAAACTTACTTGCCTTCAATGCGGGAAGAGTTGGGGAAGGCGCTATGACCAAGACCCACGTAACTGTCACTTCTGTAAATCAAAACGCTGGAACAAGGAAGGACCGGGCAGAAATATCTTGTATGGGAGATTCTTGGGAATCTTGATGAGCTTAATCGCGCAAGAGACTGACCAATGTATCGAATGGCCATTCGCTCGTGTAACCGACAACTATGGAACAATCGCACTAAACAATAAATCCTACCGAACTACGCATGTCAGTTGGGAGATCGCTAACAAACTCCCAGTCCCAGAAGGGAAGAAGGTATGCCATTCCTGCGATAACCCACCATGTATAAATCCGAGGCATCTCTTCGTGGCAACTCAATTGAAGAACATGCAAGATTGTAAAGAAAAGAATCGCTTAGCTCGGGGTGAACATCACGGATTAGCCAAATTAACTGAAGAAGCGGTGCGTGAAATTCGCCGCGCAGTTGGCAAGACAGACGTAGAGTTAAGTAAGCAATTCAATGTAGCTAGAACAACAATTAATGCTATTCGTATTGGGAAGACATGGACGCACGTTGCTTAGTTATTTGTGGCCCTTTCCCGTTGCTATCGCTGCGGCCCCAGCAAGACCAATCTTAATTTTTGCTTCAGCTATCAACTCTTTCTGGTTCTTATCAAAGTCCATATTAGAGTCAAGTATCGAGAATAGACCGCGAGCAGAGAGAATACCGCGCTTCTGTAACTCCATAGCGAAAGCGATCTTCTCGTTCTTCTGACTCACCAATGTAGAATCCGGTCGGATCGCAAACTGGAATTTCTTCACGAAATCCTCCCCCTTCATCCCGCTTGGGATTGCTTCTCCGTAAATCGGGCGGAAGTCGTTATGCGATAGTCCCTTCGTCCCGAGGATCGCGACCCGATGTGCGGCGGAGTAGAACTGTAGGATGTTAGAAACTCCCATCTCGCCAATGTCACTCACCCAACTCGTGAGCGCCCGGGATTGGACTTTGATCGGGAGCGAGCGCGATGACATGATGCGTTCGAGAGCGTCGTCGCCGGGGACTTGTTTCTTGCCGAGGGCTTGGGACATGGCGGATGCGCCGGAGGCCATGTCGTATTCCTTCCCGATCTCCTGCAAATATTGGAACACCCATCCCGGGAGTTCTGCTTTCTTTACGAATTCTGGGGCCTTGGGGGAATTGTTGTTAAATCTGATCTTCCCTCCCGCCATCCCCGGGTCGAGCGCGTCCCAGTCTGCTTGAGGGAATGCCGCCTTGGGAGCGATCAGGGTGGGCTCAAGGATCGCGTTGATGAAATCGAGCAAGCCACCGTAGATGCGGTTTGTGATGTTCTGCATCTGCATCCAAGGTTTCACCGGACTGTAGCCAGAGAGTTTCCACGGCACTCGGAGCGGACGGAATGACGAGAACGGAAATCGCGCATGCCAATACGGGTTGGGAGCGTCGGTGAGCACAACATTCCCGGCGGTTAGAATAACTCTCCCGCGAGGGTAGAGCGCCTCCCCCGGCTCGACGCGGTAGCACCAGTTGTATTTTGGCTCGCCGTTGGATTCAGCGGGGCCGACGGTGACGGTTTCGCTCCCTGTATTCTTCTGATCGTCTCTGAGCCAAAACTCTTTCAGCAGAGTTTTTGGGTAGATATCCTCCCCAACCGGAACGTTATCCCCGAGCACGCGCTTTTTGAGCGGATCGCCCAGCTTCGCCCATGTGTCTTTGTTGATGAATGAGGGCCTTAGCGAATCGGATGATAATTGCGCCCCGCCGGAGTTGTAGATGGAATCCGGCTCGACGCGCTTGGCGATGTCGCCGAAGTCGCGCAGGAGTTGGTTGAGGGTGACGACGCGGTAGTAGCAGAGAGCTTCGGCCTCGTTTGGATCGTTCGAGCCGCTTGCGAGAGCAATATTCCACGGCGCGATCGCGGTGAGGGCCATATCACCCAGCCCCCCGTTGAGAGTGGACTTCCAGTGGAGTTTCGCCCATCCTGAGTGGAGCATCCCGTAATGCACAACGTCATAGGTTCGATCGGTGAATTTCGAATGCTCGGCCCAGAACACGCAAAGCTCGTTGAGGATTTTGCTGAACTCATCAAATTCGCCTAACTTCTCATACATCTTAACCTGGAAGTCCAAGGCGAGGTCGGTGAGGAATCCGATCCCTTCCCAATAATGTCGATGGAGTTTGTTGACAACCGGGCGGGAGCGGGCATGGCGGGCGTTGGCGGCCCATTGCTTACCTTCGATGTATTCGATGATTCGGATGCATTCCCTGATCTCAGTTTCCCTGGATTTTTCTGAAGTTAACTCCTCAAACAATTTGTCAGTCCATTCAATCACCTGATCTTCGAGGCGCTGGTGAGACGACGGTATGGAGATCATATCCACTTGAGATTAACCTTTCACCACATTCGACTGCCCGCTCGTCACAACCTTCCCATTCACTAACGAATTCTCCCTCAGCACGAACCAGCACCTCCCTTTCGCGTAGGTGCAATTCGCGGTGTAGGTCATGGTTGGGAATTGAACTTCAGCGATCCACGGAGGGTTGGGGCAGCCGCTCGCGTAGCACATGTAGACGGTGGTGGAGACGGGAGTGACGCCAGCTTGAGCAACCGGCGGCCCCCATTGTAATTGGACGTTGTTGGCGGTGATGGAGACGACGGTTAAGCCGGTTGGAGGGTTGGGGATTGTCGCGGGCGCGGCTGGGGTGATTGCCTGCACAACATTCCCGTTCGCGCTTTCACAGGTTGTTCCAGTCGGGCAAGTCGCTCCGGGGGCGATGTTGAGCGCGGTCGCAGTGAAGTAGTAGGTGGTGGAGTAGGCGAGGTTGAGTACCGTGTAGGAGCAGGAGGGTTCGGTGCCGAGGAAAGTGAACGGGCCGGTCGCGGACGAGCCTTGATAGAAACTGTAACTGAGCGCACCGGGGGAGGAGCAGCCGCCGAGCGCCACCGAGGGAGGGGCGGTCGAGGTCGCGCCGCCTTCCTTGATCGCAGCCTTCATCGTACCGCGCACGCGGGTGTCGGTGACGATGATGGTTTTAGGCTTAGGCGCGGCCTTATGGCAGGCGAGAGAGAGGGTAATCAAGCCGAGGGTGAGCAGGGTTGAGAGCAGACGCTTCATAGAATCACCTCGTTGGGGTTGGCGTTGGCGTGGGCGTTGGCGTTGGCGTGGTCGTTAGTGTCGTCGCTATTACTGTTAGCGTCATATCTCCAGTAGAACACGGGATGCTGGTCAACCCGAGCACTCTGATGATTCCGCACACGCCCATCAAGCTTACCGATAATCGGAGTGTCGGAACTGATGTTATGTTCTGTCTCAGCTCGCAGGCCGAGACGCGGGATGAGTTCGGGATGGCGCTCGTAGGTTAGCATGACCGCGAGGAGGACGTGTTTTGTTTTGGTTGCGTCATCGCCAATCCCGGCGCGTTCGTAGCACCGGCGGAGGTGGGTGCGGACGGTGTGATTCTCGACATGAAGGCGGGCGGCGATTTGGTGCGGGCCGATCCCTCGGCAGAGGAGTTCGCAGATTTCGCGCTGGCGGGGGGTGAGTTTGGCCCAGAGCATTTTGATGATGAGATGATAGCACGACCTGGAGCTGGTTTAAGTTTAGTTTAAGCTTAGTTTAAGTTCAGCCCGTGGCTTGTTGAGCAGCGTTGAATATGGGAGTAAGTCGCTCGATCAGCGCACGGTGAGTTTCCTCCAGCTCCTTCCTCCCTTCGGCCATTGCTAGGATATCTTTCGCTGAGTTGATGCCGATCTTCTTCAGCGCCGCTACCTCCGCTCCCGATATAATCATGAAATTCGGGTAGTCCGCGATGGTATTGAAGTAGTTGTCCATCGTGACGATCACGCGACCTTTGAATTTCTCTTGAATGATCGCGAGGGCTTCGGGGTTGATCCAGAAGGGGTGCTTAACCATCCCCGGGGCGGGGTTCTCGATGACTTGGAGCGGGGTCATGTGGAGTTTGCGACCGGCGAGCGCGTAACGCTGGACTCCTTGCACATCGAGTTGGTGGTTGAGAGTGCAAGTGAAGAGATGGCCGGAGCGTCTCATGATCGAGGCGGGATGGCCGAGGTCCTCGCACATTGGACAGTCGAAATACGCTAAATCTTCTTGCAGTCTCGGGACTACGTTTATTGGCGCTCCCATTAGGAATCAAATCCTCTCAATCTTTCCGGAGTTAAGGGGGAGTGTTGAGCCGCGACTCGGAGAGGGAGATCGGCTAGCTCTTCTGAAGTTAGGACTGATCCATCATCGCATAACCACTCCCCGCGCAGGTCGTCGATCAGGATGAAGCGTTTGGATTCGCGCCCGTTGAGGAAAAGGAACGCGAGATGGTTGGTGCCGATTGAGGGCGGGGTGAGTTGGACGAGGTCATCCCCGATCATCACGCAGGCGATGGGTTGGCCTTGGTCTAAGTCTAGATTCTCCAGCAGGACGCGCTGGCCGTTCGTGATGTCCATGAGGGAATGCATCATCCCTTCTTTAACTCATCCCAGATTTTCGTTGCCCGTTCCTTCTCATAAGTTTCTTTCCAGTAATCAGCTCGCTCTTGTACTTCTTTCCCGACCTCAAGAGCATACCTGTATGCCGCCTGATAAAAGAATACTTTGCGGGCCATCCAATATAACAAGACTAACTCGAAGCAACACACCCAGAATAGAATAATCACCATCCCTAGTCCTCCCCCTCGTAATGCCTCGTCGTCAGCATATCGCGATACATTTGCACCAGCTCCGGCATGATCTGGCGAGTCGGGATGCCGTGTTTATAATGTAGCTCGTGCTCGGCCCCATTCCTGTCATAGATCGGGCTCATCGGGGTGTTCGCCTCCATCACCATCAACTCCCGCGTTTGCAGCAAAGGAATCGGGTCGTTGCCGCACAGCACCACCCAGTTTTTACCTTGCTGAACCACGCGCCCATTATACTTCTTCGCGGTAGAATCGAGGATGGATTTTAGTTTGCTTTCATCATCGTACTGACCTTCGGGGATTTGGCGCATGAAATGATCGTAAATCCCCCATACCTTGGGGATGTTGGGAGAGAGCCTCGCCCCCATCGAGGAGGAGGGCTCGTTCGACTGCGCCCGAGCTTGGGTGGATGCGCCAAGCGCGACCACAAAAGCCATCACAGCGTCATCCGTGTCCTCGAATCCTTCCGCCTTACTCTCGCCATCAAGCCGCCCGAAGTTTCTCATCTCCTCAATCAGATGTTTATTCCGGATGATGAGGGTGCGGTCGAGCAAGCCCTCGTTGACGCGGTTGATCGCGTTCTCGCGAGTGCGCTGAACGGTCTGCCAGTGAACGTGTTGAGTGAGGGTGTTGCCGATTTTATCTTCATGCCGCCAGCGATAGAGATTCGGGTAGTCGAGTTGATGGAGCAACTCATCGCCCGTGGTCACTCCTGCCTTCATGTACTCAACCGCAATCTCAGCAGTGTTGTACCAATACCCGAGCGCCGCGCACACTCTCGCGAGATGGGAAGGGTTGCTCCAGCCATGCCACTCCGCGACCTGGACGCGGGGCTCGGAGCCGAATCCCAGCCGGATGACTTGAGCGTCGGAGAAGTCTGGCCCCATGCCGCCAGCCACATCAACTCCCATGTAGTAACGGATCGCGTCGTTTGAGTCGGGGAGTTCCCATAACCATAGACGATTGATATGCTCGGGCTTCTCTAGGATATCTTCGGGGCGATAGGAGACGATCCCTCGTTTAACTTGTTCAGGAGTCGGGAGGGGAGGATGGAATTCTGGCGGTTGCTCGGCGCTGATATATTCAACCTCCCCGATCCAGATCGGCGGGACGCAGTTCTCGCTCTCCTGCTCCGCGAGGCAATGGCGCGGGAAGGCACAGAATCCGGATGAGATGAATGCGACCCCGGGGGTTGGGGGGAATGCTTCCTGATATTTGAATAATCCCTCGGAGGAATGTTCAGCAGCGATATAAGCTTTAATTTTGCGGCGCTGCCAATTGAAGAATCCGTCGGGGATGGTGAATTTGCCGATCCCATCCCCAGTTTGCTCGATCTTGTCGCGGAAGGTTTGCTCCTCAGGAGTGCGAAGGAAAGTCTCCCCCTTGCGGATGGGAAGGGAGTATTTCCGTACGCGGTAAACTGGGATGAACACTGGAGTCCAATCATCATCCCCTTTCTCGGCGGCGATCCATTTGTTGTAGAAAATCCCGCCGCGCCCGTACGCGGTCGATTCCATGATGGCGCGGGTGTCGCGGGCGTTCATGGAAGGTTCGATGTCGGCGGTCCACATGTCGTTGGCAGGGTAACGCGAAGCTTCGGAGAAGTGTCCGCAGCGAATGGTTTTGCCGATCGCGACTCCGGCTTGTTCCTGTGCGTTCGCGATTACGAGGGTGGAAGCGAGCCCGGGGTCAGCCATTCTCTTTTTGGAGTCGGCACGCTGGAATACGAAACGATCTTCCTGAACTTTCGATTCCATCTCCGGACGCATCCACCACGGGAGGGAGTTGTAGGCATCCCAGATTCTGCGATAAAGTTCGCCGGTGGTTTTGCGGGACTGTGCCATCATGAGGGTGAACATCCGTTGGTTGAAGATAGTGGCGTGGAAGATAATCCCGCCGGAGACGATCGTCCCACCGCATTGACGGGGTTTGAGGATGATGAGGCGGTAGGCTCCGTCTTCCGCCCATTTCTTCTCAAGCGCGTCGAGTACGATGCATTGCGGCTCCCATAGCGGGTGGAGGGTTTGCGCGACTCCTTCCTGATCTTTGATGACGTGAAAGTTTTCAAGATAGAAGCGGAGGTCGTAGCGGCATTTGTAAGTGGTCTCGCCGATCCAGGCGAGTTCGTCGTCTTGGAGGGAGTCCCAGGCGGCAGCGAATTTGTGCGGGCCTTCGGGAGCTTCGAGGAATCTCGCGTCGAGAACTTCAAGCGCAGCGTTGAGAGTGGTGTCGCGGCGCGGGATGCGGGCGATGAATGCTGAAGGGGAGTCGAGGAGGTCGTGCGCGAGGGGCATAAGCTAATCCCCTCCATCTGTGTCGTCGGCGTCGTCGAGTTCGATTTCTTCCTCAGGCTCAGTGCTCCCTCCAACTTCTTCATCCAGTTCGGCGTTGTCGTCGGGGAATTCCGCGTCGATAGTTTGCGGGGGCGAGGTAGATTGGCCGGATTCGAGGCGGTGCCGCTCCTCGGCCATTCTGACTTGCGCTTCGAAACTCCGGTTGCGGGAGGAGCCGAAATTATTCTGCTGGTTATTCTGACTGATAGTTTGCGAGATAAGCGGAGTTTTCGGCGAGACTGCTTTCTTCCACTCCATGAGGAGGTTGGACATTTGCCGCCCGATGGTGTAATCGGGTTCGCTCCCGATCACCTCCCCCTTGTCGTTCTTGACAGCGCGGGTGGTGGCGAGGCCGGATTTCACGAGCTGGTTGATCTCTTCGAGGCGTTCGAGCACAACCTCGTTCGTCCTGATCTGGACAATCTCCTCGGAACCTGCGAGCTGTCGGCGATACCAGCGATTCATGGCCGCTTGGACTGTGAGGGATTTCACCTTGAGCCTGTGGCAAATCTCGTCCTCGCTGATCCCGGCGCGGTAGAGAGCGATGATTTTCAGGTCGCGCTTGGTGAGGGGGATTTGGGAGGGGA